AGGTTGGTCGTCGTCATGGTTGGTCATCTTCGGTTCAGTAGTTATCAGATTAGCTTTCTATTTGGAAAAAGTCATGAATCATGCTCTTCAATGCCAAGCGCCGGTCGCAATCCTCCGCGCAGAAATCGAAGCGTGGCGCACCGAGAACCGTATGAGCCGTGAGGCCGTCGCGATCGTGATCACCGAAGCGCACGCCGCCAACGGCGCCGACTTGGCGACTGAGATTTCCTTCGAGTTCCCAGGCAGCGATGCCTACGACCGTGCGAAGAAGAGCGCACAGAAAATCTTCCGCTGGCTGGACGAGGGCAACCTCCCCGCGCAGCTGGTGCCGTCGATCCTCGCCGCTCTTCCGGTCGACCGCCGCTTAGCGTGCCTGAGCCAGATGTACTGCAACCTCGGCATCGAGATGCGACCCGCGAACTGCGAAGACGTTGTCACCGTCAGCCTTACGACGCATCTGCCAATCGTGATGAAAGAGGCTGGCGAGGCCCAGCTCGCGCTCGTAAGCCTGCCGGCCGAAGCGACCGATTCGGCGCTGCTGGCGGTACACAAGGAACTTACCGAAGCCGAGCAGGCCTGCGCGAACGCTGCCCGCGACGTCATGGCCACGGTCACCGCTCGTCAAGTCGCCCGCATGGGCGCGCACAGCTCGACGTAAGCAGCACCCAGGCGGCGGGACGGCGCCGCCACCAATACCCATAACCAAAACAGGGAGCAAACCATGAGCACTGCAGTAGCTGCAGCAAACGAAGAGACGGCGACGCTGAACCCGAACGCGCTGCTCGACCACCTGATCAAGCAACTGGACCTGAAGAACGATGCCGCCCTGGCGCGCGCCCTGGACGTGGCGTCGCCGGTGATCAGTAAGGTCCGTCACGGCCGCCTACCGGTGGGCGCAACGATGCTGATCTCGATGCACGAAGCGAGCGGCATCTCGATCAAGGATCTGCGCGACCTGATGGGCGACCGCCGGCAGCGTTTCCGCGGCGCGCATACCGACGTCGCGTAATCGGGCAGTCACCTTCCCACGAATACCACGATAACCCCGCGCCAGTCACAAGGATTGAGGCGCATCAGAAGAGGAGAGGGGATGGATCAACCCGACGAGAACAAATCCCACGAGCCGTTGCCAGTCGAACCCGGGCACGTGATGAGCCGGGAGAAGTACCAGGAACTGCTCGAGCAGCAGCAGAAATGAAAAAGCCCGGCTGCAACCGGGCTCAGTGAAACAAGTACAACGAATTGGAGAACGCATGTTAGCACAACAAATCGCGCCGGCGTCGCAAGCCGGTGAAGCTTGCACTTCGACCGAGAGCAAGGCAACGATCATGACCTACTCGGTCCTGCAGCCGGACTTCGAGCCAGAAGCTGCGTCCATCAACGATCTCGTCTTCGACAACGATTGGCTGCGTCCCGGCGACGCTGTGTACGTCACCGAGGTCCGTCGCCACGTCCTGACCGAGAGCGACCTGAGCCCTGCTGCGCCCGCCCTGATCGGCGGTGCGGCATGACCTACGCCCACCGCCACACGGCAATGCGCACCGAGCGCCTGCTGGCCCTGATCGCTGCATTCCAGACCCGCCACCTGATGCGCGAAGACATCGGCGAGATCCTGAAGGTTGGCCCGTCAGGCGTGCGCAAGTACATCAAAGACCTGGGCGCCGCGATCGAGATCGAGCGCTACGTCGACGGCACGGCCAAGTTCATCGGCTTCCCGGTGTTCCGCCTTGCGATGACCGCCGAGGAAGCGCAGGCCTATGTTGCTGGCCTGTCCGCGGCGCCGACCGCGCTGCCGGTTCGCGCGTCAGCCTCTGCACTCAGCATGGCAGCCAAGGATCCGTCCCGCCACTTCCACATTCTGGCCGACGACACCCACTACGCCGTGCGCCTGAGCCGCACGCCGGCGATGCGCGATCCCTTGGTTGCGGCCTTCTTCGGCGCCGGCCGTATGGAAGCACGGGCGTAAGCCTTGACCGAACCTCACAAGAACAAGGACTAGAAAAAGATGAAATCGTTCAAGCAGATGCGCATCGACGGTGAGCTGGTGCGCGCCGACGCCGAGAAGATCGACTACTTCAGCATCTTCCCAGAGCCAGGATTCAACCCCGCCGGTCGAACTGAAGAGGAAGACGAGGACGACGAAGAGCTTTACCAGTTTATCGTCAAGAACGGCGTCCTCGCGCTGCCGCAGTGGGAAGTGCGCCCTCGCGCCGAAGGTGGCGTCTGGATCGTTGACTGCCACCGCCGCCACAAGCAAACAGGCCGCGCAATCCGCGAGGGTCACTTCCCGCCGGATAAGGAAGGTCGATACCTTATCCCCGTGAAGCAGTTCGTCGGTAGCGACCTCGAGCGTCTTTATCGCGTCGGCACCAGCAACAAGTCGAAGAAGATGAAGCCGCTGCAGTTCGCGGAGCTGTGCCGGCGCGCACACCACGGCTTCGGCCAGTCTGCCAAGCAGATCGCTGATGGCATGCAGCGCCCAGTGTCGGCTGTCGAAGCGGCCCTAGTCCTAGCAGGCGCTAACCACGACGTGCAGCAGATGGTGCAGTCGGGGGAAGTGTCGAAGACCACCGCAGTGCGCGTGGTTAAGAAGGAGGGCGAAGCCGCTGGACAGGCTCTCCGCGATGCGCAGCAGGCCGCGCGCCTGCAGGGCAAGAGTAAGGTCACCGCTAAGCAGGTCGATGGGAACACGCCCGCCGACCTGGTGCGCGCCATCCAGAAGGATATGGACAGCGGCGGCTCGTTCAAGGCCGAAGAACTGGCGCCGAAGTTTGCGCCCCTGATCCAATACCTGCGTGGCACGGCCTGCATCCAGGCTGACGGGGACGCAGCGTGAACCAGATCGACATCTTTGGCGCCAGAGCGCGTCGCATGCAAATGACGGAGTCTATCGAGCTAACGATCGAGTCGCTGCAGGCCTACGGCGCTGACCACGACCACTGGGGTGTGGCATGGTCGGGCGGCAAGGATTCTTCGGCCACCCTGACCCTACTGATCTACCTGATCGATACCGGCAAGGTGCGCCGACCCAAGACGCTGACGGTGTTCTATGCCGACACGCGCCAAGAGCTGCTGCCGTTGGCGGCATCTGCGCGCCAAATCATGGACGAACTGGAGGAGCGCGGCGTCAAGGTGGAGGTCGTTATGGCACCGCTCGACGATCGCTTCATGGTCTACATCCTGGGCCGCGGCGTGCCGCCGCCGAACAACAACACGCTGCGCTGGTGCACAGGACAAATCAAGATCGAGCCGATGGAGGAAGCGCTGCGCCGTCACGTCGAGTCGCTCGACGGCCAGATCCTTATGATCACCGGCGTGCGCCAGGGCGAGAGTGCAATCCGAGACCGCCGCATTGAAATGAGTTGCGGGAAGGATGGAGCCGAGTGCGGGCAGGGCTGGTATCAGCAGGTCCTGCCGAACGCCAAAGGGTTGCGGGGGCGCCTGGCCACCTTGGCGCCGCTGCTGCATTGGCGCGTGTGCCACGTGTGGGAATGGCTGAAGCACTGGGCGCCGACTGCCGAGTTCGGCGACTGGAGCACGGCTGCCATCGCGGACGCCTATGGTGGGGATGAGGCGGAAGAGATCAACGCGCGAACCGGCTGCGTGGGCTGCCCGTTGGCCCAAGAGGACACTGCGCTCAATACGATTCTGACCAGCCCTCATTGGGCGTACCTGGCACCCATGCTCGGTATCAAGGTTCTGTGGAGAGAGCTGCGTCAGCCGCAGCACCGACTACGCAAGGCCGGCATCGAGCGGTTGAAGGACGGCAGCATCGGCAAAAACCCGCAACGTATGGGGCCGCTGACCTTCGAGGCGCGTCTGATGGGCCTGGAGCGCCTGCTGGCCATTCAGGCCGAGGTAAACGCTGCTGCCACCGCACTGTGCCGCCCTCTGGTCGACATGATCAACGCCGAGGAGGAGGCGCGCATCCGGGAGCTCATAGCCCTAGAGACCTGGCCGCGGGGCTGGGACGGTGACGAGCCGATCGCCACCACGATCATGGACACGGTCTACCAAAACGGCGCCATCCAGCCGCGACTCTTCTCGGAGGCAGATGCATGACCCGCACGACACACATCCAACAATCTGCCGCACGCTGCGTGGCATGTGGACGCCTGCAGGGTATGGCACATGCCGCCGGCTGCTGGGTCGCAATCCTTACTATCACGAGGGCTCACTAATGGCCAACATCAACATCACCAGCATGGCTGGGCGTCAGGCCGCTCAGTACATAGCCGCCGGGCATATCTTCAAACACGGACCGCAGACCCCGAGCGAATTGTTCTCGATCGCGAACTTCGGCCTCAAGAACCACGTCCGCAACACTCGGCTGGAGCGGGCAATTGACAGTGGCTGGCTCGTAGAAACCACCGAGGGCAAGGTCGATATCGGTGTGGCCGCGCGCAAGCACTTCGAGCTGGAAGCTGCCGAAGTGAACGCTGCCGGCGATAAGCCGGTCGGCCAGATCGCTGCACCGCGGCAGCCGGCGGACGTCTTTGGTCGCCCGCCCCTGAACAAGAAGTACATCCCAAACCGTCGCGGATCCCGCCAGGACGTTCCGGAGTGGTCGGTGCGCGCGGACGCGTCGTTCAAGACCCTGGCTGGAGGTGACGCATGAGCAATCGAATTGACCGCACTGGCACCATTAACTTCGGCGACGCCAGCCTCTCGATCTGTGAGGAGGGGATTAGCCAGGCGCGCGCCGATGGCGGATGGGACGCTGCTCAGGCATGGGAGCGCCAGTTCAAGCGTGACGTATTCAAGCGCATCGTGCAGACACTCAACCGCCTTGGTTGGACCGTCGGCGAATCGACCTACATCTTCACCGGCAACAACAACCGCTACTGCACCAAGGGCGACCTGCAGGCGGACCTCAAGCTCTCCGGCCGCTGCATACAGTTCGAGATGTTCCAGTGCGTGAACGCACCGGATCGCGCGGACCACGGTGGCCGCTACCAGGGCGAGAAAGAAGCTCACATGCCATACGTGATGCGCCTTGAGATGGAGCGCACGCGCCGGCGGATCCGCGACTACCTGTCCAACGTGTTCACCGGGTATGCCTTCAATGAGAAGTCAGGCAGCGGCCGGAGTGCGAAGCGAGGCCCGATGCACCTCACCGCGCTGGAATGGATCGCCGAGTGCTACCGCTCCAGCTGTCACTTCAAGGGCGACTGGGATGCGTACTTTGCTGCGAACAGCAGCCGCAGCATGGCCGGGTGCTTCAACAGCAACCGCCGTTCCGGCGATGGCACCCTGCTCGTGCACGGCCAGCCGGTCTGGTGCTTCGACAGCCGCGGTCGCATCCAGCAGGGAACGGCGTACTACAACATCAACAATATGTGGTGGGTGGCGCTCGGCCGGTACGACGTGACGAACAAGGGCAGCTTCGAGCTCTACGCTACTTGCCCGGACAACCCGCGCGTCAAGCGCAACGCCGACCGGCGCCGCCAGCGCCTGGAGGCCGAGCTCAACACGGCCGTCAAGGCGATGAAGTTCGAGCGCGCCGCTCAGCTGCGCGACATCCTGTTCCCGGGCGACCAGCAGCTTTTTCACGTCTGGCACAGCGAACACCAGCTCTACCACCGCGCCGGATTCCGCGGCTACACGGCCGACCAGTCGCAGGCCGGCAAGTTCACGGCCGACGAAGTGCACGGCTGGGACAAGGCGCCGAACAAGGTCGTGGCGTTCGCCGCACTGGAGGCAGCATGAAGGAGCGCCCAATCCTCTTTAGCGGCGCAATGGTGCGCGCGCTGCTCGACGGTAGCAAGACGCAGACACGCCGTGTGGTGAAGCTACCGATAGAGGCCGATGCGGCTTGGGTCGGCGGCTGGAAGATCGTCCACAAGGCACTTACCCAGGCGGTTGAGACATTTAACCGCCTGCTGGGCAAAGCGCTCGGAACCGATCACGTACTGTGCCCCTACGGCCAGCCCTGCGACCGCCTGTGGGTGCGCGAGACTTGGGTGTGCGACGACTACCGGGTCCAAGAAGGCCCATACATCGAGGTGCCGGGCGCGCGGGAAGCGCTTTTCTACCGCGCCGACAACGAGCACCCATTCGAGTCCCCGGAAGGCAAGTTCTGGAAGCCGTCAATCCACATGCCGCGCTGGGCCAGCCGCATCCTGCTCGAGGTGGTGTCGGTGCGCGTCGAGCGGCTGAACGACTGCAGCCAGGTGGACGCGATCGCCGAGGGTGCTGTGAGCATCCGTAATCAGGCATGGGATCGCGAGCACTTCCCGGTATGGCGCTACCTGTTCGACGAAGCTGTAGCGGCCGGCACGAAACCGCCGATCGGCCCAGCGCCGGTGCAGGCCTATGAGGCGCTGTGGGAGAGCATCAACGGCGCCGGCAGCTGGAAAGCCAACCCCTGGGTCTGGGTGGTCGAGTTCAGGCGGGTAGTGCTATGACGTCGACATCTTTATTCCTGCTCGCCCGTGGTCGCAAGCTTGTGATGCAGGTCGATCGCAGCGCCCATGGCTTGCTCTGGGCTGTCGTGAAGCGAAGCGTCGATAAACTCGTGGTAGCTCGGGTCAGTGGCGCTCCCGGTCATCGAGCAGCCGATCACGCCTTGGAACTTTTCTCCGACCTGTTTCCATCCTGGAATGGCCGTCTTGTATTCACTGATGTGTGGAATCTTATCGTTGTCACTCATTACTGTCTCCTTGTCAAAAAGGTAAGTTTAGCATGATGCGCCGCTCACCCCTCAAGCCGGGCAAGGCGCTCGAGCGCAAGACGCCCATGCCGCGCGGCGCCGGGTTTCAGAAGCCGACTGCCGCCGCCAGTGGCCTGCGCGTAGCTGCGGTCCAGGCGAAAGCCCGCGCCAAGGAGCTCAAGACGCCGAAACTGGAGCTGGCTTTCAAGGGAAATCGGCTTGCGAAGAATATTAGTGGCTTTATGTCCAGCGTCAGCAAGGTCAGCCTAAGAAATCTGGATGGCGCCGAGATGCAAAAAGAGCTGAGGGCGGTGCTATCGAAAAATGATTCGCCCCAGCCGAAGCCGCGCAAGGCACTGAAATCCCGCGGCATGAAAGGCCGCCCGCCAACCGCGGAGGAGTCTCGCTTCATGAGTGCGATCGCCGGATTGGGATGCATCGCGTGCAAGAAGGACGGCTGGCACAACCCGGACGTCAGCGTGCACCACATCGACGGTCGCACGAGGGCTGGCGCGCACCTGCTCGTCCTGCCGCTCTGCGCTGGTCACCACCAGCACGGTACCGGCACGAACCCGACTCTGATCGCGGTCCATCCGTACAAAGCTCGCTTCGAGGAGCGCTACGGCGCCCAGCGCGCGCTGCTGGCCGAGTGCGTGGCGATGATCAAGGAAGAAGGAGCACTTGCATGCGAGACGTAATGGGACCGCAAGAGACTGAAGCGGCGGCACCTTTTGTCCTGCACTTTGCCGACTGCCGCGACGTGCTGCGTGAGCAAGAGCCGGGCATCTACGACGCCTGTATCACTGACCCGCCCTACGGAGATACGAGCCTGGAGTGGGACCTCATAGTAGAGGGGTGGCTGGAGGAAGTGGCGCGGGTGCTCAAACCAAATGCATCAATCTGGGTATTCGGCAGCATGCGGTTCCTGGCCCCGCTGTTCGACGCGATGGGTGCACTGGGCTTTAAGTACAGCCAGGACATCGTCTGGGAGAAGCAAAACGGCACTGGCTTCCATGCCGACCGTTTTCGCCGCGTGCACGAGCATGCCGTCATGTTCTACCGCGGCGCCTGGGCTGACGTCTACCACGACACCCAGTACACGAACGACGCAACGGCCAAGACCGTGCGCCGTAAGACGCGTCCAGCGCATACCGGACTTATCGAGCGCGGTCACTACGTCAGCGAAGACGGCGGACCTAAACTGATGCGTAGCGTGATCTACCAACCGAACGAGCATGGTCGGGCACTGCACCCGACACAGAAGCCGGTCGAGCTCGTGCTGCCTCTGGTGCGCTACTCAGTGCCGCCCGGCGGAATCGTGCTGGATCCGTTCATGGGCTCGGCCGCTATTGGCATGGCAGCGCGCATCGCCGGCCGCGGGTATGTCGGCGTGGATGATAACGCGGGACACTTCGAAACCGCGCAGCGTCGGATGCAAGGCCCGCTTGAAACAGTTGGCGAGTCGCAGCAAGGCCTCTTCACGGAGGCGGCATGAGCTCCGCCCGCGAAGACGGGGAGTGCTGCGGGATGTGCGGTCGGTTCACCCGCCAAGGGCATGCCAGAGAAGCAAAACAGGGCCGCGGCTGGTGTGTGGGATACGAGCGCTACGTCCACGCCACAGGAGCACCGACGGTGCTGTTCAAACCTGTATCGGCCGACCAGGCTGGGGAGCGCAGGGAATTTCTGGGAAAGCATCGGGAGGCAGCATGAAGAAGCGGCGTGACAAGAAATACCGCCGGCGCCCGGTGGATCCGGCCGGCGCCCTTGGGGTGATCGCCAAATGCTACGCGCGCGGCCAGGACGCGGCGCCGCTCACCGGCGACCAGCAAGCGGATCTGGGCTTGGCGTACTGGCTCAGCCTCGAGCAGCTTCGCACTGGTGATGCCACTGAAGAGGCCTGGTCCTGCGTGGTGACTGCACTGAACATCGGTTTGGCGTTGACCGAGTGTGATATCGGCGCCGAGCACGAGGATGCGTTTAAGTCGGCCCTCGACGGCGCTTTCCGGGCAAAAGTCCGCAGCGCCAAGAGCGGGAACTTCCGCCTGGACGGCGACGCGATGCGCGACATCGAGGCGGCGCTGACGATCCACGACGAGCAGATGCGGGTCGCCACCCGGGCCGAGACTGTCGCGGCGCTGCACCTGGTGCGCCGGCGGGTGGATGAGGGAAGCGTCTTTAAGGATGCCGCCTGACGCGGCTCCACTAGATAGAAAGGAAACGACATGGGAAGCATGCTGAATCTTCAAGTTACTGGCGCCGCCGGGCAGACGACGTCGAGCCGCGAGATCGCGGATATTTGCGAGGCTCGCCACAACGACGTCATCGCCACGATCGAACGCCTGATCAACGAGGGGGTTTTACGACTTTCTCGTAATACTGCCCGACAACATAATCCAGACGGGGGCGGGCGCCCGACGATGGTCTACGACCTGGAGAAGCGCGACTGCCTGATCGTGGTGTCCGGGTACAGCGCGGCGCTCCGGGCCAAGATCATCGACCGTTGGATCGAGCTCGAATCGTCGGCGATGGCGTCGGCGCTGCCCAAGTCTTTCGCCGAGGCGCTGCGCCTGGCCGCTGATCAGCAGGAACTGATCGAGAGCCAAGCGGCCCAGCTTCAAGCCGCGGCGCCGGCCGTCGAGTTCGTCCAGCGCTACGCCGACTCGACTGGGCTCAAGGGCTTCCGCCAGGTCTGCAAGCTGCTGGGCGCGAACGAGCATCAGTTCCGCGAGTTCCTCATCGAGGAGAAGATCATGTATCGCCTCGCCGGCGAACTCACGCCGCACGCCCAGCACATCGACGCCGGCCGCTTCTGCGTCAAGGCCGGTACCGCGCAAGGATCTGGGCATGCCTTCAACTCGGCGAGGTTTACAACGAAAGGGGTCACGTGGGTGGCTGGGGAGTGGGCTAAACGGCAACTGGATCGTCGCCTGGAGAAGCCTAATGCATAAGGAGCACCATCACGTGCCAACCCGGGGGGAGTTGAAGAAGATCATCTCTTACGACCCGGCTACTGGTCAGTTCACGAGGCTCATTGCTACTTCGTCGCAGGGGCCGGCGGGGCTGATTAAGGGCTCCATCCGGCGTGCCACAAGCGGGAAAGCGTATTACTGTTTCAAAGTTTTGAGTCAGTCCCATTTTGCACATCGCCTCGCATTTATTCTCATGGTGGGCTCGCCGCCAGAGCAGGTTGATCACAAGAACGGAAATGGACTCGACAACCGTTGGTCGAATCTTCGCGCGTCCGTTAATGATCGGAATGCAAAAAATCAACGGCTCAGAATAAGCAACACTAGCGGACAGATGGGTGTGTCCTGGCATCGGAAGTCGAATCAGTGGGCAATCCGCATCAATGCTCATGGCCGTCGAATTAACCTTGGCTACCGCAAGGATTTTCAAGAGGCAGTAGCGGTGCGCAAGGCAGCGGAACTTGAGTATGGCTATGACTCTAATCACGGGGAGGTTCGCCCATTATTCAGTGGGCGCGATGACGCTGCCGTTACGAATGGCCTCCGCCAGAAACCGGGGGTATCTCATGCTTAGCCGCGAAGCCCTCCGCCAAGCGGCAAACTCACTGCCTGCCGTAATGGTCGACTCGGCCACGCTGCTCGAGCTGCTGGACGCAGCCGAACGCGTCCAGGTGAAACCGAAAGTACCGCGGGCGCCGCGTCAGGCGAACGACGATGACGAGAAGTGCGCCCGGTGGCTCTATGGCGCGCTGCTCTCGACCATGCCGAAGGCGAAGGCTCCGAACATCGCGGCCTGGGCCAAGGACGTGCGCCTCATGCGCGAGCGAGACGGCCGCACCCACCGCGAGATCTGCGAGCTGTTCCAGTGGGCTCACTCTAATTCGTTCTGGCGTTCCAACATTCTGTCGCCGGCGAAGCTTCGGGAACAATGGGATCGCCTGGCCATTCAGCGCGACACCGCGGCTCAGCCGAAATCAGCTACTGCCGGTGCCTGGTGGACGTCCGAGGCGGCAAAGCTGGCCAAGGCGATCGAGGTTGGCGTAGGCTCGGCGCGCGCAGGTGAGTCTTCCGCATGCTGGGAGGGGCGGATTCGCGCCGCGATCGAAAACACCGGCAAAGCGCCGGCCGCGCCGATTCATGTCGCACCGCCAGCCCAGATTGAGCAGCCCGCACCATCGACAGAGCACCGCAGTCGAATGCCCGAAGGGCTCAACCTCCGTGACCTGGTGCGCCGGGATCCGCCTAAGCGCGCGGCCTGATGGTTCCAGAAGGGACGTTCTACCCCGAGATCCGGGCGTTCTTCCCTCTCCGTGTATGCGGCGAGTGCGAGCACTTCACGACAAAGATCCGGCCGGAGCTGATGGCGAAGGGAATAGGGGACTGCACGGGATACACCGACGGCAGGCTGCGGGATACGACCGTCCGATGGAACCTCCGCGAGTGCGCTCACTTCAAATGGGCGAGGGACATGGAGCCGCGCAAGCGTTGGATGGAGCGGTGCACGGCCCGGGACAGCAATAACCAAGTCAAAGATGAAACGAAGGGATGAGATGATCGAATTTACTGTGCCGGGGCAGCCGGTGCCAAAGGGCCGGCCAAAGTTCGCTCGGCGCGGCAAGGGCGTGGTGGCGTACACGCCCGCGAAGACCGCGGCTTACGAAACCCTGGTGCAGCATGCTGCTGCCGCTGCGATGGGTGACAGGCTTCCCACCTCGAGGCCGGTGAGGCTGGTGGTCACCTTGGCGCTTCAGGTGCCGGCCAGTTGGTCGAAGAAGCGTCAGGCTATGGCCATCGCCGGTGCGATTCGCGCCACCAAGAAGCCGGACGCTGACAACGTGCTCAAGGGCCTCAAGGATGGCTGCAACGGGATCGTGTGGAAGGATGACGCCCAAGTCGTCAGCATCGAGCTGGCAAAGGCCTACGGCGCAACGCCGGCAGCATCTGTGGCCGTGTTCGAGCTTGAGGGCGAGGCTGCGTAGCTCCGGGGCAGCATAGTTGCACAATTATTCTCCTATACAATCGGTTGATCAAATGAAAGCGGAGAAGGTATGGGTGATAGCGTGTTGAACGGCATAGAGTGGGACGAGGCAGAGCCCAACAAGGAGTTTTATCGCGGGCTTGTTGTTGTCATTGCCCATCGCGCAGATGGTCTGCCATTTGCCATTGGAACGGGGTATATCATCAATAGCGACGGTCGCTCTGGCGTCGCCATTACCGCTGCGCATGTTCTGGCCGAGGTCCGTCGGCTTCAGAATCTTGAGCCCCGTCGGGGCCGTGGCGCGCTGGATATGTTTCTTCCGCCACCAAAGCCTATTCAGCTAGGGACGCAGAAACTTTGGGTAGTTACTAGAGAAGGCGACGCGATTGTGCCTGTCGATGTCACAGGCGTTGCTTTCGATGAAAAGACGGACATCGGGATATTGAGCCTGGCTCCCATGGGCAAGAACCCTCAGGCAATTCCGCTTGGAGCATTCTCGGTCACTGATCGCGTGCCTGATATTGGATCGAAAGTCTGTGTACTGAGCTTCGGAAGCTTGGGCACTCGAAATTTTGATGATGAAAATCCGGAGCAAGGATTCGAACTCTCCGTAGAGCCAAAGATGCGCATTGGCAGGGTCACGGCATACTATCCAGACGGGCATCGCCTGTGCAAAGGGCCTTGTATCGAAACATCAATCCCAGTGTACTCGGGGATGAGCGGCGGGGTGGTTATGGAGTACGCGACCGATGGGCTAATGAGGCCACTCGGGCTCGTTTGTTCTGACCCTGACGTTGACGACGAGAGAAAACTCGATAAGACAAGGGCCGGCGCGTCGATAATGGCACTTCTTCCTGTTAGAACGGTGCCGATGCCTGGCGCTGGCCAGATTGCGAGTTTCTTTTTCAGGCCTACTGGAGTTTCAGGCGAGATGTTCAATGCGAATCAGCGGCAGACTTACGCTCCTCGGGGACACATTTACTTGGGTGAATACGCATTGGTCTGGAGATTTCGTTTTGGTCGATTGTCTCACCCAATAGTGGGAAAATACGACACCAAGTGGTAATTGCAATTTAGAAAAGTTCGGACAGGCAAGAAGTTTGATCTTCAAGTGATAAGCTGACTCATCCATTCTGATGAGGTAGCTATGGGCTTTGCTGACCGATACATGGGCGCACTCGGCGCTTCGAACTTGCTAGACGACGAGCTGCATTGCAAGGCGGAACCGCTTCAAGCCGCTGCGCTAGCCGATCGCTCGGCGCGCGACATCGGTGCGCTACTTCATCGAGTGAAATACGCCGGGACTGTCGTCCAGAAACTGGCGCATTCCGTGGCGACACATGAACGCGCGGAGCGTGAATTGGCGGATGCAATGCGGCAGAAGAACGCGGCACGAGAAGCCGAGTGCCGTCAGGTGGTCGAGTCGAATGCGGCGGCGTGCGCCACGACCGGGAGCGAGGCAGCGGTATTCCGCTCACTCTATGCGGCATGGTGCGAGATTGTCGCTAAGAAGGGCGCCGAGCGGCACTGGATCAAGGAGGCTGACTGGCCGAAGATCGGCCACCTTGCCCCCGCTATGTATCGCCGCGTTGCCGAGCATTCGCTGGCCCACTACCTGGACGACGTTTGCAAGAGCTGTCGCGGGACCGGCGCCACCTCGACGAAGCCGCTGATCGTGTGCAAGGCATGCTGCGGGTCGAGAAAGCAGCAGCTTCCCAATGCCGCTGACCTGAAGATCAGTACGTATGAGGCGAAGCTGGTGGCTGAGATGATCAGCGAGCTCATTGCCTTGGAGCAGACTCATGCCGGCGTCGCGAGCGCGAAATTGCGCGACCAGATAATGCGGTGCGCATAGCTCAGCCGGAAAAGGCGGCGTTCTTGGTGCCGAGCTTACTGTAGCCGTAGACAAGGCCCAAACCCTAGATTAGCATGGCAAAATTATCATAGCTATAACGGGGATCGGAGACATGAAGCAGGCGATCGAAATGGCGCAACTTAGGCGGCCACCTAACCGGTTAACGCCAAAAGAGTATGAACTCTACAATCTTGCTAGCTTATCTTGGAAAGAGAAGTCTCAGTTCCTAGGAGGTCATTCAGGGCCTGCTGTGAACACGAACAACGACCTCCGATCCCAAACGCTGACTCGGGACAAGCTTGTCACTTATGGCATCCTACGTTTCAATCAGTTTGCGTTCCCTGAAATCAAAGCTATCGGACATCCTACGCGGGGATTCCCTGGTGCGGCTTCTCTTACTTCCGCTGACGAGGTGGAAAGCTATCTCGAAACGCAGGCCCAATTCCCTTTGTTCATGAAACCTATAGCCGGGAATTCGGGAGCTGGTTCAATCTGGGTCGAAGGATGTGCAAACGGGATGATGAGACTTCGCAACGGCAGCGAGGTTGAGGTTAAGCAGTATTTTCGCAAGTGGCTCTGTCGCGAAGGTATTTTGATTCAGGCGGTAGCCGTGCCTCACTCGGAAATCGCAACTCGTTTCGGTCCAAGGCTAGCGACTGCGCGAGTGGCTGTACTGATGGCGGAGAGCGGGCCAATCATCCATAGGGCGGCGCTTCGCATCCCTGCTGGCAGTAACATGATTGACAACTTCCGCCACGGATCAATGGGCAACCTTTTGGGCGCTATCGAGACCGAGTCCGGGATTGTATCGAACGTTATCGGAATCCGAGGCGACCGCATCCAGACCGTGTCGCAGCACCCTGACACCAATGCGGAGATAATAGGTTTCACACTGCCCGACTGGGAGCATGCCAAGGAAATGTGCAAGAGAGCGGCGCCGCTGTTCCCTGGCATTGTTTATCAATCGTGGGACATTGCCTTCACTGACGAGGGACCGCAAACAATCGAGGTAAACTCGGGCGGTGATGTCGACGTGCTTCAGCTTGCATCTGGACGAGGTGTCGCGGACGAAACTTGGTGGAAGCTGTTCAAAGAGCCAGCACCTCGTGGTTGGTTTGAGCGGTGGTTCACGCGTCGAGGGCCTTGGACCAATCGGGCTTAACGTGCTGATTGGATCGATTCAGCGCCACCAACCCTAATCGGAAGAGTGCTGGTGTTGCGTAGATTCGAGCAGGCCCGAGCGACCTCAAAGATCGTCGACAAATTCTTTGTGCAGTAGTTGTAAACGCCAAAGCTCAGGCGTATCATTGAGCCCTCAATACATTCTTCCTTGGTGCCGTACTAGACAGCTTGCTGTCACCGTCCCAAAGAACAGTTGTAGCGCAAGCCCTCAAGAGTTGCTTTCGCTCGTCTGTATAGAATGTGAGGAAGTACCCGAATCGAGCCCGCCACTGTGCGGGCTTTTTCGTTCACCGCCTACTTAGTAGATAGCTCTGGGGCTGGTCGTAAGGCTCACGAGACGAGCCCTAAATTTCAGCCAACAGATCCAGCAGGTAAGGCAAGTGTGTCATCAGCCTGAATGCGTTATAGGCTAAGCTAAGGACGACGTTAAGACGCGTCATCATGCGCCAGTGGCGTTTAAGTTTCAAGGTCATGGTTCGGGTTGAGGTTGGTTGATGATGCAGGCAGGGAGCGATTCCCTCATACTTCCCGACTCTAAGTTCTGATCCTCTTAAGATGTTCGGCCGGTTGCATCGAATGGTGCGCTGATAGCGCTGCCGTTTCCTCTGGTGGGATTTCCAAATATGCGGGCGTAGCTCAGTTGGTAGAGCGATCCTTCCAAGTTCGATGTCGCCGGTTCGATTCCGGCTGCCCGCTCCAGTGTCTCCCTTCCCGCATGCGCGGGAACTTTGCCGCCTGTCGCTTCAATGCGCCGGCGGCTTTTTCTTTTCTGAGGTACGCCATGAACGAGTCCAACAACCGGCCGATGTTGTTCGTTTCTGCGCCTGTGCCACTGACAGAGAAGCAGGAGGAAACCATCCTTGCTTCGCTGAGGAAGCAGCTAGCGACAGACCCCCGCGTTGCGCTTCTGCCGCCAGGCTTCACGGTCCAGTGCATCGACGCGGAGACGCAAATTGCCATCCTCGCTGAGCTGCGTAGCCTTCGTGCGGACATCGCTAAACAGCATGAGCTGGCGAACGCTTGCCACACTCGGATGACGCCATGACCATCGAACAAGAGCTGGCCTGGCTGCGTCGGCGCGTCCAGAAGCTGCAAGCGCAGGCCGCAGCCTGCAAGGAACGAGGCTCGACATGAGTGATATTGGCGACATCTACAAAGCTGAGATCCTGCGCGCAATCTTCGGACCTGGCGCACACACGTTCAAGGCTCATGACGCGCATCGTCTGCGCCAAATCGCCGAGCGGCTCGCGGATACCGAGGAAGCACAAAGCATCTTGCGCGCCAAGGGTTACGGGTGGGCCGGCATGACCCTGCTCGACATTGTGCGCACCGTGCCTGACGGCGCCCGCGGGATGCTGCGCAACCTGTTCCGCCGCACTGGCACGACTCTGGCAAGCGACCAGCCAGCTGACACCAACCCCAGCCTGGGCGAGGTGCATGACATCTGGAGTGCACGGTAATGGCGGCAACAATCATGACCCTGACGTTCCGGCCTAAGTTCGCATGGTGGGTAAAACCATCGCTTGGCGCGGCCTTCCTCATCGGCGGCGTTTGCCCCAAGTGTGCGGACAAGATGATCGAGCTGATCGTCGATCGCGGCCTGAAACTGGAGTCGAAGTGAAGCTGCAAACCTTGAGGTCGAGCGTACGGCCAGCAGCCAGCCGCGTCACCATGCTTCCAACGCAGCGTCCTGATACGGTCGAGCGAAAGCGTGGATCAGCCGGCGTACGCGACCGCGAGCGCATCCGGGCGCGCGACAGCGGACTGTGCCAAGAGTGCAAGCGCAACGGGCGGACAAGCATCGGCGCGGCTGTCGACCACATCATCCCGCTGTGGAAGGGTGGCAGCGACGACGACTCGAACAAGGAGCTACTGTGCGCACCGTGTCACGACGTCAAGACTGTGCGCGAAGCGAAAGACAGAGCTCGAGGATGACAGGCGCGCCACCACTGCCACCGCCACCACCGCTGACTCGTGTCATACGTGAAGGCTGCGGCAACTTCTGTCCTGTGTGCGGCAGTACCCGCAGCCGCAATTGGCTCATCGCCGGTTCGCTGATATGCCACAACCAACGATGCGCACCGGCGGCGAGAGGTTTCATGAAACTGAAAAAGATCACGAACGGCGAATTGATCCCGCCTTTTTACGGTGTCGCCTGGTTCGACTGGCAGGGCAATCATGCTGTGTGTTTGCCTCTCGGTATCAACGTCGTGGCGGCACTCGGCCGCGCCCTCTACTTCTCGGTCAAGCACGCCGGCCGACTCGTCATGCAGAACCCTCGTGACGCCTACGCTCAGGGGCTGCTTGATGGCCGCGCTCAGGCTGAGGGCCGACGCGCCGGCGTCGAGCCGAGCAAGCCTCGGCACATCGAGCCAACCGAGCCCTGGCCGAAGCGCTGAGGCCCAAGGGGAGGGGGGTGTTGTATCTCTACAACCCCGCGGCCCCGGACACCGACTAGTACCTCACGCACAGAAAAAAGTCCCCCTGGAGGAAATTGTTAATGGCTTTAACAGGCAAAAAGCGAGCCTTCGCCGATGCCGTTTTGGCCGGGTTCTCCAATAAGGAAGCGGCGATTCGCGCTGGCTTCAGTGAAAAAACGGCATCAGCAGCCGGGTCAAGAAATGTTAAAGACCCCGATGTTAAAGCGTACCTCGACGAGAGCCGCAAAGCAGCGCCTGCCGTTGGCATCAAAGCGCCTTCCGCTGCGGCCCCGCCGCTAGATTCGATTGACATCCCCGCGACAGCCGATCCAGTCGAATTCCTGACGAAGGTAATGAACGAGCCTGCCGCCGATCTCCGACTTCGCATCGACGCCGCAAAGGCAATGCTGCCGTTCAAGCATAAAAAGCTGGGTGAGGGCGGAAAGAAAGAGCAGGCAGGCGAAAAGGCGAAGACAGTTGCAGGTCGCTTTGGCCAGGCCTCGGCGCCGCGCCTTGCCGCTGCTGGCGGCAAAAAGGTCTGACGATGGGAGCTACTCCAGCTTGGACAACCGCCTGCCGTGATTGGGAGCAGCGCCTAATCAATGGCGATTCGATCATCCCGGCCCCGATCTTTCGCGACCAGGCCGAGCAGGCGCTGGCGATCTTTAAGCAGCTGCAGGTCACCGATCTCCCGAAAACGGTCTGGGATGAGGTGTTAGACGAATATCGAAGCCCAAATTTCGGTGAGTGTAGTGAGCAGTGGGTCTTTGACTTTGTAGCGGCGATTTTCGGCGGATACGACGCGGAGACAGGAAACCAGCTGATCCGCGAATACTATTTGCTGATCAGTAAGAAGAATACGAAGTCGACAATTGCGGCCGGCATTATGCTCACCGCGGTCATCCTGTGTTGGCGCGAAGGTGAAGAGCACCTCATTCTTGCGCCGACTAAAGAGGTCGCCGACAACAGCTTCAAACCAGCCGCCGCGATGGTGCGGGCTGATCCGGAGTTGCTGGACCTGTTCCACGTTCAGGATCACGTTCGCACAATTACCCACCGCGTATCGAAAGCATCGCTCAAGGTCT